CAAAGAACATGATTTAGTTGTTATATCTAAAACTGGGGAAATTGGTGATATAGTTGAAATCCAAAATTTTCAAATAGCTTTACCAAAGGAACCAAAAAAAGTCCATAAATTTAACAGTGGCAAATGGGAGGTAACTGAATATCCCAAAGCTCTTAAAAGAATTAGAACTATATTTGATTGGAAAGAATACACAAATGATTTCAAAAAACAATATATAGATAATATAGAAGAAGAATTTAAAAGAAGGGAAGAAGGTTTTTGGTATTACAATAAAGGTGTACCAACTTATATAACAGGCACACACTATATGTATTTACAATGGTCAAAAATTGATGTTGGCCAGCCAGATTTTAGAGAAGCAAATAGATTATTTTATTTGTTCTGGGAAGCTTGTAAAGCTGATCAAAGATGTTACGGTATGTGTTATCTTAAGAACAGGCGATCTGGGTTCTCTTTTATGGCTTCTGGAGAGCTTGTTAATATGGCAACAATATCAAGTGATGCAAGATTTGGTATATTATCAAAAACTGGTCCAGATGCTAAGAAAATGTTTACAGACAAGGTTGTACCTATATCGGTTAATTACCCATTCTTTTTTAAACCGATTCAAGATGGTATGGATCGACCTAAAACAGAATTAGCATATAGAGTACCAGCTTCTAAATTAACTAGAAGAAATATACAAAGCTCTGATAAACCAGATGAATTACAAGGTTTAGATACCACTATTGATTGGAAAAACACTGGTGATAACAGTTATGATGGTGAAAAACTAAAATTACTAGCACATGATGAAAGTGGTAAGTGGGAAAGGCCTAATAATATTTTAAATAACTGGAGAGTAACAAAAACCACATTAAGATTAGGTAGTAGAATTATTGGTAAATGTATGATGGGTAGTACCTCAAATGCTTTAGATAAAGGTGGTGATAATTTTAAAAAATTATATAATAATTCAGATGTTACAAAAAGAAACCGCAACGGACAGACTAGCTCAGGATTATATTCTCTGTTCATACCTATGGAATGGAACTACGAAGGATTCATTGATTCTTATGGACACCCTGTATTCGATACACCAGAAACAGAGGTTAAAGGTCCATTCGGAGATTACATAGATATAGGTATTATTGAACATTGGCAGAATGAAGTTGATGGTTTAAAAGATGATGGCGATGCTTTAAATGAATTTTATCGTCAATTTCCAAGAACTGAAGAACATGCTTTCAGAGATGAAACTCAAAATAGTATATTTAATTTAGCTAGAATATATGAGCAAATAGATTTTAATGAAGAAGTTGCTAATAGAACACAGTTAACCACTGGTAGCTTTCAATGGGTTAATGGAATAAAAGATACTAAGGTTATTTTTTATCCTAACGCTAAAGGTAGATTTAAAATAAGTTGGGTACCACCAACAAATTTACAAAACAATCATTTTATTAAAAATGGTAGAAAACATCCTGGTAATGAACACATGGGCGCATTTGGATGCGATAGTTATGATATATCAGGAACCGTTGATGGTCAAGGGTCAAAAGGTGCTTTACATGGATTAACGAAATTTTCCTTGGAAGATTGTCCTTCAAGTCAATTTTTTTTAGAATACGTAGCTAAACCACAAACTGCTGAGATGTTCTTTGAGGACGTTCTAATGGCATTAGTTTTTTACGGGATGCCTATACTAGCAGAGAATAATAAACCCCGTCTATTGTATTATTTAAGAAGACGTGGTTATAGGGGATATTCCATGAATAGACCTGATAGAGTTTGGAATAAACTATCCACAGCTGAAAAAGAAGTTGGTGGAATACCAAATTCAAGTGAAGATATTAAGCAGTCACACGCTGCTGCTATTGAGATGTATATACAAGACAAAGTTGGTATGTCATCTGATGGGTCACATGGTAACATGTATTTTAATAGAACATTAAATGATTGGGCTAAATTTGATATTAATAATAGAACAAAATTTGATGCTACTATTAGTTCGGGGTTAGCTATAATGGCTTGTAATAGACATTTATATGCTCCAAACGCAAAAGTACAAAAAGAAAAACTAAACATAAGCATAGCTAAATATAAACAAAAAGGCATGCAATCAAAATTAATAAAAGTATAATATGGCTGAATCAGTTATTAAAAGTAATTTTCCAAGTCAAGTCGTTAGCGATATTGAAAAGTTAAGTAAAGAGTATGGACTTGACGTAGGTAAAGCTATTGAGAGTGAGTGGTTTGATCGTGATGCTGGTAGTAATAGATACTACAACAATACGAATAAATTTCATAAATTGAGATTATACGCACGTGGAGAACAATCAATACAGAAATACAAAGATGAATTATCAATTAATGGTGATTTATCTTATCTTAATTTAGACTGGAAACCAGTACCTATTATACCTAAATTTGTTGATATAGTAGTAAATGGTATGGCTGAAAGAATGTATGATATAAAAGCATATTCTCAAGATCCGTATGGTATTGCTAAAAGAACAAAATATATGCAAAAAGTTCTCAATGAAATGAGAACTAAAGAAATATCTGAGTTTGTAAGAGATAATCTTAACATGGAATTAAACTCTATTCCTGCTGAAGATTTACCTGAAACAAAGGAAGAATTGCAATTACACATGCAGTTAAGTTATAAACAAAACATTGAATTAGCTGAAGAACAAGCTATAAACGTATTGTTAGAAGGTAATAGATATGAGTTAATTAAAAAAAGGGTTTATTATGATTTAACTGTATTAGGTATTGGAGCTATTAAAAACACGTTTACTACAGCTGATGGAGTTAAAGTAGAATATGTTGATCCTGCTAATTTAGTTTATTCTCATACTGAATCACCTTACTTTGATGATATATATTATATTGGTGAAGTTAAAACTATACCAATAAATGAATTAAAAAAACAATTTCCAGATCTAACAGAATCTGAATTGGTAGAAATATCTAATCAAAGTTTAACCAAAAGATCGGGGAAAAACTCTTTTAAAACTGGTGATGGTGACAAAGTTGATAATAATCAAATACAAGTTTTATATTATAATTATAAAACCTACATGAATGAAGTTTATAAAGTAAAAGAAACTTCAACTGGTGGTTCTAGAGTTATTGTAAAAGATGATAAATTTAATCCACCTGGAGATATATTAAACGACAAGTTTGAAAAAGTTGAAAGATCTTTAGAGGTTTTATATGAAGGTGTTAAAATTTTAGGCCAAGAAAAAATATTAAAGTGGGAAATGGCAAAGAATATGATGCGCCCAAAAAGTGATCATACTAAAGTTAAAATGAATTATGCTGTTGTAGCGCCAAGAATGTATCAAGGTAATATAGAATCAATAGTGCAAAGAATAACTAGTTTTGCTGATATGATTCAGATTACTCATTTAAAACTTCAACAAGTAATGGCAAGAATGGTACCAGACGGTGTTTATTTAGATGCTGATGGACTTGCTGAAATTGATTTAGGTAATGGAACAAATTATAATCCACAAGAAGCATTAAATATGTTCTTCCAAACTGGTAGTGTTATTGGTAGATCTATGAGTCAAGAGGGTGATATGAATCCAGGGAAAGTGCCTATACAAGAAATACAGAGTGGCAGCGGTGGTCAAAAGCTACAGAGTTTAATTAGCACATACAATTATTATTTACAAATGATAAGAGATGTAACCGGATTAAATGAAGCAAGAGATGCTGCAACACCAGATCCTAAAGCTTTAGTTGGTGTTCAGAAATTAGCTGCGGCAAATAGTAATACAGCTACAAGGCATATTTTACAATCTGGTTTATTTTTAACGTCTGAATTATGTGAATGCTTATCATTAAGAATATCTGATATCATAGAATATTCACCGGCTAAAGAAGCATTTATACAAAAAATTGGTGCTCATAATGTTGGTACATTGGAAGAATTAACTGAATTACATTTGTATGATTTTGGTATATTCATTGAATTAGCACCAGATGATGAAGAGAAGCAAATGCTTGAAAATAATATTCAAATTGCATTATCAAAAGAAAATATAAATCTTGATGATGCTATTGATGTTAGAGATATAAAAAATATTAAATTAGCTAATCAACTCCTTAAAATAAGACGTAAGAAGAAACAAGAGACTGATCAGAGAATACAACAAGAGAACATGCAGGCTCAGGCCCAAGCTAATACGCAAGCACAACAAGCAGCTGCTCAAGCTGAAATACAAAAAAGTCAGCAAATAACTCAATCTCAAGTTATGCTAGAAGAAGCTAAAGCTGGTTTTGAGAGACAAAGTCAACAAAATGAAGCTGCATTGAAAAAAGATTTAATGGATCATGAATTTGAATTAAATGTGAAGTTAAAACAAATGGAATTAAATTCAAATAATCAAAAAGAGAATATGAAAGAAGATCGTAAGGACGAAAGAACTAGAATACAAGCTAGTCAGCAATCTGAACTTATTGATCAAAAAAATAAAGATTTACCACCCAAAAAATTTGAATCATCAGGAAATGATGTGATGGGTGGAGGATTTGGTTTGAATAGATTCGAACCTAAATAATTGTTTAATAATTTTATAATATTATATTATGGCAAAAACTAAAAAAGAAGAGGTTGTAGAACAACCCGAAGTAAAACAAGAAGAGGTTGTAAAAGATAAACCTCTTAAAGTAAAAAAACGTCCTAAAAAATTAGTTACAAAGGACGAAGAGCCTACAAAGGTTGATTTAACAAAAGTTAAAGAAGAAGTTAAAGAAGAAACTCCTGAAAAGCCTGTTGAAGAAACTAAAGAAAAGGTTGTTGAAGAAATAAAGGAAGAGGTTACTCCTGAAGAAAAAACAGAGGTAGAAGATACACCTGTTTTAGAAGAAATAACTGATGAGGAAGAAAAAGTAGAAGAACAACCAACAAAAGAAGAAGTTGTAGAAGCTGTAAAAGAGGCAGAAACAACTGGTAGGGAATTACCAGAGAATATTCAAAAGGTTATGGACTTTATGAATGATACTGGTGGAAATCTTGAGGATTACGTTAAGTTAAATCAAGATTATGGTAGTTATGATGAAAATCGACTATTAAGAGAATATTACAAGCAAACTAAACCACATCTTAATGATGATGAGATTAGTTTCTTAATGGAAGATCAATTTTCCGTTGACGAAGATGTTGACGAGGAGAGAGATGTTCGTAGAAAAAAATTGGCTTTAAAAGAGCAAGTTGCTGCAGCCAAGAACCACTTAGACGGGTTAAAGTCTAGATACTATGAGGAAATCAAAAGCGGTGCTAAGTTAGCCCCTGAACAACAACAAGCTATTGAATTTTTTAATAGATATAAACAAGAATCGGAAGTAACCGAGAAACAAGAGAAGGATCAAAGAGACACTTTTTTATCAAAAACAGACAACTTTTTTAATAAAGAATTCAAAGGTTTTGAATATGAAGTTGGAGATAAAAAGTTTCGTTTCAATGTTAAGGATGTAGATAAAACTAAGACAGATCAAAGTGATATTAATAACTTTACTGCTAAATTTTTAGACAAGCAAAGTAAATTAATGGATCCAAAAGGTTATCATAAATCTTTATTTACAGCTATGAATCCTGATGTTGTAGCTCAACACTTTTATGAGCAAGGTAAAGCAGATGCGATAAAAGATAGTGTGGCAAAATCTAAAAATGTTAGTATGGAACCACGTAAAACTCATCCAAATGCTATGGCTAGTGGATTAAAAGTAAGAGCAATTCCTGGGGATACTTCTTCTGATTTTAAAATTAAAATTCGAAAATAAGTTTAACAATTAAAAATTAAAAATTATGGCATTAGCTGGAACAGGTGCGGAATTAGCGCACTTAACCCCCAGACCTATTAAAGGGTTGTTTGGGGATAATTACTTAAGTTTTGCCGGAACTGGCGAAACTTTTGCAAAACAGTTCCTACCGGAAATTTATGAAAAAGAAGTTGAAAGATATGGTAATCGTACTGTATCAGGCTTCCTTTCATTGGTAGGTGCTGAAATGCCTATGGCTTCTGATGAAGTCGTATGGTCAGAACAGGGAAGAATACACGTTGCATATGAAGGCGTTACTATGCTTGACGAAAGTGCTGCATGTAAAATATCTTTCCCAACTGGAACATTTGGAGCTTCTTCTGCTGCATCACCAAATCATAACTTAAAGGTTGGTGATACTGTAGTACTTGCTCACGATTACAAAACTTTAAAGTGTTACGTAAGTGAAGTTATTAACACAACTGTTGTTTGTGATCCATATACTAAAGCTGATTTAACAGACTTAGGTATGGCGAACGATGATACAGATCTTAAAGTGTTTGTATATGGTTCTGAATACAAAAAAGGATCAAAAGATCTAGCAGGAACTCTTGATGCTAAATTTCAATCTTATAGCAATAAGCCTATTATTCTAAGAGATAGATACAGCATTAA